ACCACAAAAATCATCAAAAATGTTGTTATCATCGCGACGACCTCCATCATTATTTTTTCCTGTATTATAGCACAATTGAAATGTGTTTACAAACGTTTATCATTGCTTATCAATAGTTGTGTTTTTGGCTTATTTTTCTGTAAAATCATTTCCATTAATTGCTATCATTTTTTTAAATCGTATTCATCATCGTATTCATTTTCATACTCATATTTGCCCGTATAGTTGAGAAAGTGTCAGTTTATTTCTAATAGTTTACAAAAGAATCAGTGAGCCATTTCACTGTTTTTATTTTTAACAAAACACTGTTTTTGACAATAATCAAAAAATAAAAAGGATCTATTATTAACAAAATGGCATTTTTGACAATAATACACCACGATTTCCTCTTCCTATTCTTCAAGTAAGCGCCTTTTTGAACAATAGGATTGTAATTTCTGTTTCTAATCGTTAAAAATGCCTGTTTTTGCAAAATAGAAATACAAACTTTAATTTTGTTAACGTCAACAAAATTGGTAACCAAGTGCTTTATAAAGCTATTTGTTGATGTCAACAAGTCAATTTTTCAGGCAAACCATTTATTTTGCTACCGACATTGATGTCGGTTGGTTAGATGTTTTCTTGATTCAGAGCAAACAAAAAAACCGCAAGCCTGAGCCTGCGGTGAAAGAACATTTTAGAAAGTTTCCTTTCTATTTATTTAACTGTAATCAAGCCTTCTGGCTCTACTGTGAACTCTGGTTTATCTGCCATCGTTCCGTCTGGTTTGATGTAGTACCAGCCTGTTCCGTCTGCTGACTGAACAAAGGCATTTGATACCATGTTGCCATTCTTACGGTCAAGATAGTACCAAGTCAGCTTATGCTTGATCCAACCAGTGACCATCTTGCCGTCTTCATCAAAGTAATACCAAGCGTTGTTGATACGAGCCCAGCCAGTAGCCATAGACCCTGAATCCGTGAACCAGTACCAAGCATCTTTGTAGTTCAACCAAGTACTACGCTTCATGAAGCCTTTATCATCGAAATAGTACCAAACGTCATTGATTTTCTCCCATTTCTCAGTTGGGTATGTACCGTCTTCACGAACCCACCACCAGCCGTACTGGTTCTGTTGCCAGCCAATTTCAACTTCTTCAGGCGGTACGATGTACCCAACGATTTCACTTACAGAACGCTCATTGTAACGACAAGGGCCACCTACTTCTAAGTAGTCCCAGTTGCCATCTATATTCTGCTCAATCGTCTTGATGGTATATCCGTCAGAGTCCTCATAGACCAGCCCTGTATGGCCGTAATTGACACCGTCACCAGCTACATAGCTTTTCACGAATAACCAACCAGCCTTTGGATATTCAGCATCATACACGACTTTCAAGCCTTGTGAACGTGCCGATTCAAGCAAGTCATAAGCGTTGCCCCAAAGAGTCACACCGTACCAATGACGAAGCCCGTAACAAGGCACGTCGGCACACTGAAAGCCATAAGCTCCATCATTATCCACTCCATCGCCAGCGTTGGCCTTATCGATGAAAAATTGAATCATTTCCTGTTTTTTAGACATGTCTACTCCTCACTTGGTTTTTTGTATTCTAGAGCTCGTGTGCTGTCTGTGATTCCGCTAGTCGTTGGGTCATTGACCAAACCGATAGCAGTCAAGAACACGAATACCGCATTAACAAGCAAAATCAGCTTGTTGCCGATATCACCTAAATCCAGATGATATCCAAAGACTGCTGCACCGGCTTGCAAGACAAGCAAGAAGGCCGGGATTGCAGTCAGCCAAAAGTATTTATTTTCTAGTCGTAGTTTCCAATTAATCATATTGTTTTCCTCTCTAATCATATTCTAAGAATGGACGCATCTTGTCCAAAATGACCGGATACATCTTCTTATTTCCTTCTGCCGTTGGGTGCAGACCGTCTCCCATAAATTTTGTACGGACGATTTCTAAGACTGGATTAAGCCCAGAATCATTATGCAAGTCAACGCACGGAACAGCATACAAATCTGACACCTCTTTGACCGCTCGAACATAGTCTTGTAACAAGTTTCCTTTGTTATTTGGTGTTGTCTGAGCATTCACCCAAGTCGTACCACCACCTCTAAAATATCGTTTCAGAGGTGTCATTGTCATCACTTTCGCATTTGGACGATTGACAGCAAGCCATTCAAGAATGTACTTGTATGCTCCATAAAACGAACTTGTCCCTGTATCTATAATGCTTCCTAAAGTTGCATTATTCCCCCAGTCATTCGTTCCTCCAAAGATAACTACAATGTCCGCATCAGCTGGTATTGTATCGAGTCTGTTTACAAACGGCTTCAATCTATCTGTCACATAACTTGAAGTACAGACAGATGTTCCACCAATCCCCAAATTTGTGACGATACTATTAATACCGTTGCTTTTACACCAGCTATCAATGTAGCGGTGCCATTGCCAACCTCCAGCGTTAACACCTTCAGTAATCGAATCACCCAAACAAGCAATTTTTTTGGTCTTTGTAGTTTTACTAAAAGTATTGATGTAGTAATTACCAGCATTGTTGTCGTAATAGCCAAGTAATACATCATTAGTCGTGTTAACCTCGCCTCCAACAATTCGTTTTTGAGCCTTGTTAAATACGATAAATCCTGCACTACCATTAATAGAAACCTCTTGAGCCTCACACCAATAATTAGTCTTTCCAACTTTTACATTACATTTTGGAAAAGATAACTTCTTTAAGCTCTTATTGTATACGATATTCCCGTTCGGAATATAGATGACTGTATTGCTATAAGTAGCTATTTCTTCAGTACCGAGACCACCACTTCCTGAGCTTGGACGGCTTTCAAGAGTTGAAATCCTTTGTTTCAATTCAGTGTCGTTGTAAGGTGTTGGCAAAAATCTCGCACCAATTCCTTGAACAGAGACATTAGTCCCATTAACTGCTGTCACCTTCCAAATTCCTCGGTTAGCACCTGTAGCTCCACTCCAGTAATCTTCAATGATATCTCCGACCTTAACACTGTCAGGATTCATTAGGTCTG